GCTACGCCTTTTGCAGTCATACCTGCTCCCGACTTTGTTGGACGGAAGTTTTTCTTATTACGGGCTGGCATGTTGTCTTGTTTGCGTGGCATAGTGGGTTTACCCCCGGCAAAGGTTATTGCTTATATCATAAAACAAAAAGGATGTCAAGGGGGCAAGTTGCCCTGCCCCCCGACGGTAGATTATGTGTTGTCGTTGTATGTGACAAGCATGTTATCTTCGACGTTGTTACAGTCGCAAATAACAGCCCATACATTGACTTTTGAGTTACAAACAGCAGTTGCACTCAAGAGGTCGATGGTGTCTGCTGCAGCGTACAGATGTGGAACGTTAGTTGCCAAAGCAGCTTTTTGTCCCGCAGCAGTTTGTACAACAGCAGCAACGTAACGGTCTGGGTCAGCACCGTCGCCAAGCGACAATGTACCTGTACCAGTACCTGCGGTTAGGATTTCGTATCCTGCTGACAGTACAATTGAACCTGCAGGAATTGAAAGCACCTCGATGGTGTCTGTTGCAGCAAGGGTGCTGAAGTCAGAATCTGTCAAGTCAACAACTTGACTCAGGACTTTGACATTTGGACCCTTTGCACTGTAGCCGGTAGTACCAGCGTTTGCAATTTGAAAAGGCATATCTCAGTCCCCCTTACGCAATTGTGTCTACAACACCGCGAACGAGTGCTTCTGGGCGAAGGACTTTACGTCCAAACACATGAAGACCACGAACGATGTCGGAGAAGGTTTCAGTTGACCGAACTACTTCGGTTTTTGCAATGTGAGATGCAGTTGCAACGGCTGACATGTGACCAGCCAAAACAACAGACTCACCGTCAGAACCACTAACACCAGTGATGCTGATTGCGTCTGTGCCACCTGCTACGAGAGCGGTTGACTTGTAGCAGTTAAAGCCAGCAATCTGACCCTGCATTACAAGACCGTTCCGCAAAGGTGAAGTGCCGTCGCCAGTTACCTGTACTTCTGCAAACTTTGCACCGGCTGAGAACAGCTTGGCGTAGAAAGCAGGAGAAGCAACGAACCAACGGTTCTCTTCTGGAACAGACTGCTCGTCAAGTTCTTTTGCCATTTCGAGCATCAGGTTGACAGCGTTGTCTGGAGCAGTGTGAACTGCAATTGGTGTACCAGCAGTACCCAGAGCAGTGTTGGTGTTCAACAGACCACCAGCAAGTGATGCGTCGTCAGCACCGGCAAGGCCAGCACCGTTAGCAATTGCTTGCAGAACGTTGAAGTCGTACTTGCGCTTCAAAGAGTATGCACCTGAAGAAGTAGCCAGTGCCTCAAAGTTAACATGAGACTGACGCTCTTCGATGTCATCGATTTTGAACGCAAATGCGTTTGCTTGGTCAACAACCATAGTTGTCTGGTCGTCAGCCAAGTCTTGTGGGTTAACCACAGAGCCACGTGAGTAGCTGCTTACTGTGATTGTAGGTTCTTTAATGATACGTACTGTATCTCCAAAGTTCTCAATTTCCCCCGCGTAATCGGTATTCGTGATGTCTTCAGCAACCGAAGCGCGACGGAAAAATTTGAGGACTTTTTGGCTAAAGATTTCCGGTGTAAAGTTACCGGAAGGCAGGTTATTGTAACCTGCAGCGCGATTAAAAGCCATCTGCTTTTCCTTCCATTTTGAGGTTTATTCTAAGAGTTGAAGTCGATTCGCCCTTCAGACCGTGCCGCGTCCAATTCGCTTTCCAGCTTTTCGAACTCGTGCGCTTTCATCTTGGCGATTTGTGAAGCTTTCCAGATCTTCCCACCGTTGTCTTTTGTAACGATTTCTTTGGGTGCTTGACGGGTTACAGACGCTGCTGCGTCGTCTCGCTTAGATCGAGTCTGCTTTGGTTTTGTGCTGATGTTTTTATCAGCTTTGTAGAGATCAATAACACGTGCCGCTAAACGAGCATTGGTATTGTTCTTGTAGATGCCATCACTTAGAGATTCTGGCTGTTCGTCTAACCATTCCAAGAACTCTGCGCTACCTTTTAATTCATCAAAGTCTGGGTGCAAGTGAAGAAGTTCAGCGTATGCTTTTTGCTTCTCCAAGTTCTTTTCCCGTTCTTTGATAACGCCAATCTCTTCTTGCAGTTGTGAAAGTTGAGATTGTGCTTGCATCGCAGAAACAGTTTGTACGACTTCGAAGATATCAGGATACTGATCCTTAAAGGCTTGCAACTCTTCCATTGTTTTTGGCATTGGAATACCTCTAGGCATTTCAACGTCATTGGAACGTACTGCAGATTTAAGTTCGCCAATTTCCTGTTTGAATTCGTTGACCTTTGCGTCGTAGTGACGTTTCAGGTCGTCGTAACGTTTCTTGTAATCGTGAGATTCTTCCGGCTCTTCTTTTTGCTTTGCTTGTGCAAAACTGTCTCCGGCTTCGCCTTGCTGAGTAGCCGCTTCGATCTCTGCGGGGTCAGCTTCACTCTGGGCTTCTACGTTTTCATCGTCGTCGTCTACGTAAACGTCCTCACGATACTTTCCTTTGTAAAGACTGTCGTTGTTAACGGTTCCGAATGAATCGTTAGCTTTGTTGGCACGGTGGCCTCTTGCTTTTGCCATTTTATTACCTCATGTTAGCGGGGCTACTTTGGCTTGTAGGTAGCCGCTTCGGTTGTGTCGGGGCCGCATGATTGCGGGTAGCCGACGAATTCCTTATCTACTTATAAAGCCGCCTGAAGCTGCTTGTGCTGTTTCTTGACGACGGGCAATTTCTTTTTTGCCGCGATTGTTGATCTTGTTCAGGCGATCATACCCGATTACCTTTGCAATGTGCGGCGGGATCATAACTTCACCCTTCGACACGTTGATAGCAACCTCTTGGGTAACACCCGACTGACCAGTGTCGCCTACCTTTTTGTAGGCTTGACGAATCATCTTTTCGATATCGTCACGTCCGGCAAAGTCGGCTGCTGCAGCGTTGATTACAAACGTACCCTCTTGTACGTCGCGAGGTTGATCGTCTGCTACGCTGACACCATCGGGCTGGGTCTGGTTACCACCGACGAACTCAGGACGCTGGGCAAAGCCTGCTTCGCCGCCGGGGGCGTAACCAACGCGACCACCTGCCGCCCAATCACTGTAACCGCCACCGAAGCCGCCACCACCATAGGCACTATCAGCACCAGTAGTTCCGCTGTCGGTACTGTCGGTATTGTTGTTGTTATCACTATCCCTGCCGTTATTGTTGTCACTGTACTCGTCCCCAACAAACGGGTCTTCAGCGGGAGCAGATGGTGCACCTGAAATGGCACTTGCATCATACGTGGCGTTTGCAGACGGTGTGCTTGAACCCGTGTCTGGTGCGTCATCTTCTTCTTCGCTGCTTCCCCGGAAATCAGAGAAGGTAGAATATCCTTTACTATTTAATCCAGCAGTACCGGGTCTACCACTAACGATAAAGTCCCCTGCAATACGATCTTCTTTGTTACCTTTAACCCTTTCTAGTTGCGTCCGTGTAAGACCTGTTCTTTGCATCGAGTCTTCAATTGCTGCTTCATTCAGCAGGTCTTCAAACGTAGGAGTTCCGGGTTTGACCTTACCAAAGAAATCTGTTTGTACTTGAGAACGAACCTGAGACACTTTTTCCCAGCCTAACTCACTTCCATACTTGCTATTAAATGCTCCTACCGTAGCTTTAGCAGCTTTTTCTGTTCCCACTGCAGATGTTTGTCCAAACGCATCTACAAACTTTCCAGTTGCGGGATCGTAAGTACCCCCGATAGATTTCATCGTGTCCGAATCTAGCATAGACTTTGTGCCTGTAACGTAACTCCATGCCCCTCCCCCTTTTTTATCTGGGTCGTACACTTCCGCTTTTAAAGTTCCGGGCACAAAACCTTTACTAATCGCTTCTAGCCCTGCAATTTGTTCGCTGGAGTAGTTTCCTAAATTTCCGACATAATTTAAAGATCCCGGAGCACGGCTAACCATCATTCCGTTCACGTCCATAAGTGCGCCTGCACTTGTCGCCTTGTATGCTGCTGCATTTTGTGCCTGTTGTGCCATATTCAATGCACCGAAACCTGTCGCTAAACCAGCAAACGAACTCACTCCGGGCATAGCTGCTACTGCGCCGGGAACCATAGTCGATCTAGGACGTGTACCAAAAGGTCCCGTCGTGGATACTCCGCTCAATATATCTGTGAGACTTGCATCCTTTAGTTTATTTGCTTGTTGCTCAAAGACGTTTCCGGCAACAGAAACCATATCACCTATCTTGTCAAAGAAACCCTGTTCCCAGCTTTTAGAAAGGTCTTTGCCGCCTGAAATAGAGTTTATTACGTCAGAATTAACGTCGGCTACTCCGTAGTTTGTTACATCGTAACTGGGCATCTGCCCAGACTGTCCAGTAGAACTCAGAGTATAAGATAAGGCTGATTGATAATCATCTCCACCACCACCAATCGGCTCGAAGATGTTTGGGCTGGTATCTTCTCGCTCTTCTTCTTCTTCTTCTGTTGGATCAGTTACGCTAATCCCCGTACCTAGAGTTTGTCTATAAAAATCTACGGGTCCTGCAAAATACTGTTCCGGCGTAATGACATCGGGGCTATAGAATGGTCGGGTTGGATCACCAGCACCTGTGGTAGATGTGCCGCCAATATTTATAGTTGGTAGGTTGATATTAGTTGCCATTCTTTATTACCTCTTGGTAGCTATCCTTCAACTTGAGGAGCATTTCCACTAAACCCAGCTTCCCCTGCACTTGGCGCAGTTCCGACTCCGATTGTGCCATTACCACGCCCCGAATCATCATTTCCCTGTACTCCTTGAGGTACTCCTCCATTAGGGGCCATTCCTTGCTGTTGAGCAGCGGGGCCAGCATCTGCGCTTGCGGCTTGTTGAGCATTTTGCATCATCCCTTGTAACATCTGAGCATAGATCTGTGCTTCGTTTTGGTCGTTGACAAGGCTATCAGGGTCGATATCTTGCGAGATAGCCAGTTCCTTCATCAAGTTTGGTATCTTGATAAACGGTGCAAGCATCGGGTTGGCTACGGTTTGAAGAAGTGCGGTTAAACGCTGGCTGCGTACTTCTTTTTGCATCACGGCTGCAACACCGCGAGGCTTGATCTCTAGATCGCCTTCGATGTCCTCTACCTTTTCGTTGAACTGCATATTCCACTGGAAGTATGCCTCTCCTAACGGTTTGAGTAGGTTGTCATCGATGTTTTTAATTACGGTCTTCATTGCAAGACCAGCAGACCCCATCAGCATCGACAAACCTGCTGCTGTACGCCCTGTTCCGGTTACACCGGTCTGACCGTGCATAATAGAAGGGATACCCGTCTCTTCATCAGCAAGCTGACGACTGATCTGATACATCTGAATGTTTTCACCAGCCGTGTTCGGAAACTTGAGTCCGTTGATGGCTGTTCCGGTAACACCGGATTGACGACGGAATATCTTTCCGGGGAAAATATCCATGTTTTGACCGGGAACCAAACTGGCCTCATCCACGTCAAATACCAAGTTGCCAGCCAGAGCAAGGTTGTCGATTGCCATCCGAACGTGACCGTTCATCAGTAGCTGGGCATCTTCCATGTTTTCCGCTACGCCAACACCCCAGATTTGATAGGGATTGATCTCGAACGGAAACGTCTGGAATGGAATTCGTGCAGGTGTGAACGGATTCAAGACACAACGGATAATCTGTGTACCACAAATCCAGACGTTAACCTGAACCTGATCAAATTCGCTCAACTCTTCTGCGCCTTCCATGCCAGCTTCTTTAGCCATCTGAGCATCGAGTGTACCCCAATACTCTAGAACTTCGAATCTGTTTGCTTGATAGTACGGCTCAGTTTCATCTTCACGGATGGTATCTTCGTAGTATTTATCTTCGTAGTTTGGTCCCTTTGCAAGAGACTCTTCAATTGCAAAAGCATCGAAATGAGGACGATGAATCAAACCACGAAGCTGTTGACGATTCATGCGGTGACGTTGGATAACGTATTCACAGTCTTCCATTGTCGTACCAGATGGATCAGGGAACAAGTCCCAGATCGAAACCGACTCGATACGAGGTACAATCTTTTCGTACGGATTGTAGTTTCGATTTCCTTCTTCGTCTCTTTCCCACTTGTGAACTCGTTTGTAAAAGTTAAACGGTCCTTTGACTACACCTGTGCCTAGCAACGCTGCTTCGAAGATTGCTTTACGAAACACGTTGACGGCGTTGGTATCGAGAAGCTGGTCGTGGATACATTTCTCCATCCGACGAGCCTGTTCTTTTGCAGGTTCGACTTGTGGCTCTCCGACCTTTGCTTTTCCGGGAACGAGAGCATCTCCGAACTCTTCACCGTACGCACCCATATTCGGTGCAGAGGCTTCTCTAGCCCCCGGTGGTAAGTCTCGACCATCTCCTTCGTAGCCGTACGGATCTTGCTGCTGCGTTTGATCGAGCGGAGTCGCCATGTGAGCAAATTCCACAATACCTTCTGGCATCGGGGTAGACTCGACAACAAGCGGAAACTTCTTGTTAGCAAATAGGATGTCTACAATCTGACCGTACGCAGCAAGAACTTTGGTCTTGGTAATCTTGATGAATACCTTCGACCGTTCACTGTCACGATACTGTGTTGTAGAATCGTAAATGCCTCTGAAGTTTTTATATGCCTGTAGCCAACGCTGCTCGTGTGCGTATCTTCCGTTCTCTGCATCTTCAAAACGAGCACGTACGTAACCAGCCAACCCCGGCATTTCTCCCAAAGGATCAATTACGGGTACTGCTGTATCATCGTCAGGCTGGAGATAATCTTCGGACATGTCTGTTCCTTAGTAGTTGCGTTCTTCAGCCATCTTCATAACTGAAGGATCAACAGCGGTTTTGGTCATCTTCTTTGGCATATCTTCGGTGAGTACACCTTGTTTTGCCTTAGTATCGAATTCCAAACCTTCGCGGTATAGCTTGGCTGCACCCATCTGATCTTCTACAGATGTCTTATCGGCACCCATGATGTACGCTTCACCCATGTTGAGGTTCATGGTTATTCTCCCATTATTTAAGGTTGCATATTTAGAAAGTTATCCGTGTTTGGATATTGCGAGGGAATCGCACTTTCTTGTACTCTTGCTGCATCTCTTTCTTTTACGGCTTGAGCAGCTTGTATACGTGCCGTTTCTAATTCTTCTGGGGTTGCGGGTCCACCGTCCCCCTCTTGTAGTGTTTGCATACCCATGTTGGCACTTGGTATAACAAGATCAGCCCCCGGAATGAACTTTGAAAGTCCTCTTTTTGCAATTAATTTTACAGCCTGTTCTGCTGCTGTATCCAAAGCAATATCACGTGCTACTTCTGATGCTGCTTTTGCAGAGTCTGAACTGGTTGCTATACTTCCGGCTGTGATTGCGGTTATTGCTGTAGGAAGTTTCCACCCGCGTGCTTTTAGCTGTGCTTTTTCCGCCTCTGTGTATTCTAGGTCGGCCCGATTAGGAGGACCATCAGGTACATCTTGGGCTTCGAGCTTTGCAACCTGTTCTTTGATAGGATCAGGCTTGTCTATTTCAACGGGAGTGGGCTTCGGTATAGACGGCTTTCTTATAGGTACGTCTGCAACTTGGGCTTCATCGTATACTTCAAAAGTAGGAGTATCTAGTCCGTCAAATATAAAGGTACTAGGAGAAAGAACTTTTCCTGCTTGTACAGCTTCTGTACCACCGGAAAGTTTTTGAGTTAGCAAGCCCAGCATAAAGTTGCTGTGTTTGTTAATATCGTCAACAGCAGGATTTGAAAAAATTGCTCCCGGTATATAGATATCTTGTGCAGCAATATCACCGATATCACGAGAAAGAAGCATCGCTTGATTTTTAGCTGGAATGCCTATTGTATTCATGTTTTGAATACCTAGTTTACGCAAGTCCTGTGCTGTTATTTTTTTATTACTTTCAACTAATCCGCCTGTTGGACTAAACTCCAAAACAAGTCCGGGAACGTCAAGTTGTTTTAATACGTCTGTTACATCCTTACTGATTATAGGACGTACTATTTTTTTACCGTTTTTATCTAGTGCTTCTATTTGAAAAACTTGATTAGGGTCTGCTCTGTTTGCCCACGGTTGAGTCCTATTATACTGGTTTTGATCCTGTATAATAGCTACGGCTCTTTTAGAAAGAGGTGATCTATACGGACGTTCAGACTTAGTGCTATCTTTAGCACCTTGTCTGCTAGGCTCTATAAACAAACCATCAGACCCTTTTACGCCTTGCAACTGTGCTGCAGGGGTAACTTGATTTTCTTGATGGTCTGTAAACAAAAGCCCAGTCATCAAGCTAGGACGAGACGCCGTTTCTAAGTTCAAAAGAATAGCATTAGCAATTGGTCTATCTGCTGGATTATTTTTTACATGCTCAACTAAAGCTTCTTGCAGGTCACCTAGTTTAGTAGGGTTAAACTGATATCTGTTTGTGACGCGATTACCGCGAGTTTTAAGTCGTTCTACTTTATCTGACAAGGTATCAAAATCACCTATGTCAAACTTTTCTTTTGCAGCAATAGCTTTTATTTTTGGGAATACGTTATCTTCAATGTTTCGTATTTCTGACTGAAGAGAAGACTTTCCGCCAGTAGTTGTTTCTGCATTTTGTGCATCTGCAAGAAGGTTACCTGCTGCATCAGAGACTTCTGCTCCAACATCAAAAATAGAAATTACAGGCTCGTTAAGATACTTACTAAAAACTGGATTGTTACGAACTTTATTGCCCCAGCCCTTTAGCTTACCCCCCTTCTTTCTACCTTCTTCAACATAAAGCTGCAGAAATTCTCCAAGCGTAGTTTTACGCGGGTCGAACGCTACGCCTTTTAAGTCTACTGCTTTACCTGCCATTGCTTAGTATCCAAATACTTCATCTTGAACCTTGTACACGTGGTTCTTGATTGCGCCTAGTTGTTGGTGAATTGAAGCGTAACCGCTCATGCGTGTCATTACCATGTAACGGAGTGCGTCGTATGCGTGATCTTCCGCCTTTGTATCTACGTCTTCGCTGTTGGTTTTTGAAAGCGGGATGCCAGCAAGCTGCTTGATTGTGTGCTGGCACGTAGAGAATACTCTGAGGCGGGGTTCTTCTGTGTACGGATCGTCACCCAAACGGCGGTGAACTTCCATCTTTCCTTGAATGCGGTTGCGGTCTGAAGGAGTCCAGCGAACACCCTGCCGCATCATAACTTCCGCAATAGACGGCCCAAAGCCTGTCTTATTCCAGCAGGAAGCATCGAGGACCGTGTAATGAGGTAGGGGATCAAATTGCTCTGCTTCTAGTATTTTATCAGCTAATTGCTCTGCTGTCAAGTGTTTTGAATATAGTTCACGATAAACCCAAATATTGTTATCCCAGTCAATAGCACCCCACAGGACAGCCGACGGACTGGCGTAGCCGTAGTCCGCCGCTCTAATGCGAGGCCAATTGGTAGGTAAATCGAAAGGTTCGACAACGTGTCTACTCCGTGAAAATTCAGGGAAGGCCGCTCCCTCTGCCACATCCCAATCCCCATCGAGAAGCCTCTTCCGCTCGACTTCTGGGAGCGATCTCAACATGGCTTCGTATTGACCGTCTGCCATGAGGTGGGGATTATCTGTCAACCGTGCCGGTACGAACTTGCGGTAGAACAACGGCTGACCTGCCTTTTCGTGACCTTGAGGCCACACAAACGGCTTCATCGTATCTATATCGTACGCAGGAAAAGCTTCATTCTCTGTGCGAGAATCGATGTACATCTTTTTTACCCACCATCCACCGACACCGCCGGGGTTGGCTGTACAACGCATATATAGATTCTTTTGTAATTCGGGATCGGTAGAGCGTAAGCGGGAACGTAGGTAGTCCCAGACGTACGGTGTTGGGTATTGAGTTATTTCGTCTATGCCTATCCAGTTGAACGCCTGTCCCTGAAAACGGGTAACGTCCTTGTCTCTGTCGAGATAGGTAAACCAGATGGTTGCCCCCGACGGGAACACCCACGTTGATTTTGATTCACGGAACTTTGCTCCGGGAAACGCCTTCGTATAGAGTTGGCGTGATTTGTCTATGAGTTCTGTTAGTTCGTCGAGTGTGCGCCGGAGAAGAAGACCTCGATGATTGGGATTGTGGCAATAGCGTAGGGGATCAGCAAGTAGAGCGAACGACTTACCACCACCAGCGGCTCCACCGTAGAGAACGTCTTGTTCGCTTGCCGAAAGAAACTCCTCTTGAGGGCCTTCGTTCGGTTGAAAGACAACTTCAGAATCACCGACGAGTTCTGAAACGGGTCCGGGTAGAACGGAGAGATCTCCCATGTCGACAACTGCGCTTCCCTTTCCAGAGATTGCCTTTTCGACTTTTCCAATTGTCTTCTCCAGTTCACGGGCGTAACTTCTCTGGTCTTCAGCTTTCTTTGTTGACTGCGCTGCTTTCTTCTTTGCAGTCCGTAATCTTTTCTGTGCAGCACGACGAGCACGTTCAGCGGTGGATAGCTGGTACGTTGCTTTTGGTGCGTTGGGATCTTTGGGGGGTCTACCGGCTCGTTTCTTTGGAGCCGTTTGCTTTTCTTCCACGATGCTTCCTTGCTTGATCTACCATATCACTAAGGTGTTTTGAAAACTCTGTTCCGGTCATTCCTTTTGGGACAGGAATAGCGTCTCTTCTTCTCACAGCTTCTTTTATTGCTTCTTCATTTGACAGACGTTCCAGCCCTTCTTGTGATCTTCTTATAGTCGGGGCAATATAAGTTATACCGTCTGCTTCAAAGTCGAGAGTACGCATCGTTTCATTTGCATAGGTTGTTGGTGTAGACGGGTCCATTGCCCGACGAAGCCACATAGGACGTTCAGCCATGCTTAGTTCTTTTCTGCTGACTTTTCTGCAGAACGACCTTTGGTGTTTGGGTTGGCTTCGTTCCACTGCTTCATGCCACGTTCGACCATATCTTTATCGTCGCCGTAGACGCGAACGAGGTGATTGTACGCATCACGCTTGTTCATTTCGGTGAAGTCTGTCACCAGATCTTTGAGGTTTTGTATTAGTTCCATAGCTATACCTTATAGTTTGCTTTGCGTCCGCGACAGACCTTACCACCCGGAGCATAATTGCTGCGAACTTTACCACCTCGTGCTAAAGCACCTTCTTTTTCTTGTCCGCCCATAGCTTTAACTTCTTTAGTAGTAGCAGAACCAAAGTTTTGAATCCGGCTGCGAACAAATTTATTTCGTGCAACTTGGTTCATGCCTCTTACCTTAGATTGTTCAGCAGCTTTTTGTTTGGCAGTCAAACTATCAAGAAAGCTTTTGTACTTTCTCAGTTCGGATTGACTAAGACCTTTAATATCTTTGCCCGATCCTTCCATGATATTTTTGCCAAAAGCAGTTAATGAATCTGAAATTGCACCCATCTTAATCTCCTTATCCGTCTATGACGACTTCTTTCTTTGGGGGTAACAGAACTACGCCGTGAACGGCGGTTACGTTGTGGTTGATTTGTTCTTGTTTAGCTACGCCGACGCGATTGAGGAGCGATTCGGCAGCTTTGAGACGAAGATCGTCTCCAC